TGTGGTGTTGGTTGGAGTATTGCCAGTTGTGCTACCCACGGCAACATACAAAGCAGACCCATAAACAACACGATCACCAGCAACATATGCTGTGGCTGAACTGTAAGTATCCATGACGCTGTTGTAGCTGGCATAGTTAAAATAGTCGCCAACCCAACGCTTGACGTTGTATCCGCTGCGACGTGTGTTGAACAACAGTATACCACGTGGGTATAGCTGTGGATCCAGACAATCTAAATCAGTATAATCACTGGTCAGTAAAGATGCCACAGTGGGCAATGTGCCAGATGCAGCATCAACTGTACCACCAGTGTCCCAACGTGCGTCAGCAAATACGATACCATTCTGACTGATCTGGTCTGTATTGTCAATAGCTACCCAGCTGGTGCCATTGTAACGACTCAGTTTGGGAAAGTTTTCCAGATCACTTGTGTCTAACCACAAATCACCGGCTACCAATGGGCTACTGCCATCGCTTTGTGATGTGGGTTGGCTGGCTGTGACAATAACCCCGCCGTCATCAGTTGTGTTCAGTGGATAGCCACGTGCATCAAGACTCAGACTTTGGTAGCCTTTCCAAGCTGTACCACTGTTGATCAGGATGTCAATGGTGGTGGCATCGTTGTAATACCACAATACACCATCAGCTGGATCAGCAGTGGGTTGCGTAATACTGTATGTGTATGTTAACAGGGCCCAACCAGTGATTAAACGTGTGGTTCCTATCACAGTGACGTTGGTCACTCCAGCGACAAATCCAGCTACCGTGGGTATATCTTGTTGTCCACCAGCTGGTATCAACTGTATATTACCACCAGTAGTGTGTGTTAGGCTGATTGCACCGCTGCTTTCAACTTGAGCTGTAACATATGGAATATTAGCAGATAATACAGCCGCAACAAAAGCTGCTGCTGTTGTACCATTCACAGTGATGGTGTAGCTGGTGTATACACTGCTGCCAGGAGCAGTTGCGCTTAAGGTAAAATAATTACCAGAAGTAAAGGCACTGGTTGGTGCAGATGCCGCAGTGGATTTTACTGCGCCAAATATTGTACGACGCCATGGTCTAAATCCACCCATAAATAATGTCGTTGTTGAGGCTACGTTGGGATCTTGAACAATAATTACCGTACCAACACCGATGTTGCTTCCCCCACCAGCTGGATCTAATCCATAAATTGCTGCTCCGGTTCCAGTGTAGGCAGTTACTGACTGTGTGGTCCAGCTTGCACTCAAGCTGTTGTATTTTTTAAATACAAAATTGCTGCCACCGCCCAATGTGCCGGTCTTAAGCCATACCCCACCACTTGGTGAAGGATATGCGCCACTAGTGTCCCATTGCGGAGCGGCCGCATATGAACCATATACCACCCCGGTTATGGAACTAACACCCAAACCGTTGTAATACCCAGCAGTCAATCCCAGATCTGCCAACAATGTTCCTGAGGCGCCAGCTTGTAATCTCAATTGTCCGCCTACTCCTGCACCACCTGACACACTTAATTCTGTAGCATATATTGCCACTTTGTTATTGACCACACGAGCCGTTACTCCGGCAATACTGGCTGCATTGATGGCACTGACCATGGCTGTTACTGTGGTTCCAGTCAAAGTCACTGTGGTGGTGGTGTTAATTTTAATAGTTTGTCCACTGGTCAATGCAGGACTAGTAGCAGTTCCTGTCACAGTGGCCCAGGCATTCTGCCAACCAGTGGTTCCCACAGGAAACCAAACGTTGTCGTAACGCTTGTAGAAAATACGATTACTGGCGGTTGTGGTCACTACGGCGTAACTGCCAATCTGACCAATGCTGGACAATGGTGTTGGCTCATTGGTCAGACCAGATGGGGCTCCGCTGTCGTATGTTACATTGCTGGTATCTGTGTCAGATGTAATCAGAATAGGAGTTTCTTCTGTAAATGCCTGAGTGTCAGCGTTCCATTCATAGATGCCCCAACTGGTGTCAGCCAGGTCCAACCAGTAGGTGCCGTCAGCTACATCACCGCTGGGGCGAACCGCTGTACCAGCTAACTGTGCCAGGTCAATATCAGCACGAACAGCATAAACACGGTTGCCTAGGCCCAGGGCCGAGTAAGCAGCCATCAGACCATATTCGTTGCGCTCATCACCGTGGATAGGTGTACCAGCTGCTGTTTGTTTGAAACTGGGATAGCCCAGTGCGGATACCAATTCACGTTGACTACCAAATACCTGTAATACACCAGCGTTGGCTGCACTTGTTCCGGTTGCTAATGAACCGTTGATTGTTTTGTCCTGAGCAGTTGCTAGAAAGACTAGGGGTACTGTACCAACTGATGCTGATACGTACTGGCTTTCGTCAGTAACTGTGATTTGTAGACCTGGAGATACTAATGCCATGGCAATATTCCTTTAAATTAATACTATAATGCACTTGTAGATATTTATTCTTATGTGCGTTTTTCTGGGGGTTATGATGCCCATAATTATGGTTTATGCGTAAATACATACATGAAGCCCAGAGGAATTTGCCCGGCCTGTAATCAAAGACCAGTGGCCATAAACAGTATCAAGAAAGGTGTGAGATATTATCGCAAGATGTGCGATATATGCATACGTGCTGATAAAAACCTGGCGCCCAAGCCGCCGGCCTGGCAGCTGGCAGGATACAAGAAAAAGCCACAATGCGAACGCTGTGGCTTTAAATTCAAACTACCCAAACAGTCTGTGGTATTCTATGTGGATGGCAACCTTAAAAATAACAACTGGGTCAACCTCAAAACTGTGTGTCTGAACTGTCAGGAAGAAATATTCAGCAGTCGTCTTCCGTGGAAGCGGAGCCCGCTAGTACCAGATTTCTAACTTGTGCGTATAGTTCGTCTATACTGCCATTGTTGTCCAATTCCACATCAAATTCTGTGCCTGCCCAGGCAGTTTCGCTGACATGAACATTGTAATTGGATAGGATTGCTTTGTTGCTGGCCCAACTGAGATTGCGGGTAGGCCCTGCATTGACAACCACGGCTGCTTTGAACCATTCGGGATCTGGACCACGCCTGGTACGAATGATTATGCCGCCAGACTCTTTAATACTCTTGATCTCGTTGGGAAACCGACAATCACTGATCACCACGTCATCAGTGGCATTACGCAGGCGATTCTCCAGGCTGGCGATCCAGATGTTGTCGTGGAATCCTTTTCTGCACACTTCAGTGCCCCACTGCTGTAGGATGTATCTGGGTGTAAGATGTGGTATGTCCATCTTTTCTGCCCACCAGACATCAACTTGCTCACGCCATTCACGAGCTTGTTTGGTGCGACCCTCCAACAGAGTACGGTCCCAGCCAAATACTGCTGCCACTGCGTCTTTGAGTGTTCCTGCGAAGCTTTCACGACGGAATTCATGAAAGTTAACTAGATAATCTGCCACTGTATCTTTACCTGAACCAATCAGGCCACAAATACCGATAATCATTGAAATACTCCTGTTACCGTATTATTACATACAGCTATGCCAGTGTCAAATTAGTATTAACCAGTTACCCAGGTCATGGGCATGGATCCGTCCACAAACGTCTTGAGATCTTCTTCCAGCTTGTCCATTTCAGTCTGTGCTTCTGACTTCAATGCGTCACCATTCAGACTGGTGCCGCCCTGTGGACCCACTATGGTGTTAAACTTACTACGTGCTTCACCAATGATTCTCTTGGCAAAACTATAAGCATATTCCTGTATCCAGGGGAAAGCATAGGTATCGTTAAAAATCATCTGATCGGGTTTTACATTGAATATGTGTAGCAATACACTCTCAGCCTGATCGGCGCCGGCATAGCCAAATGGCATCTTGCGAATAATGGTCAATTTTTTAGTAACAGGGTTGAATGTAAAATCCATGAAGCCGCCAAACATACGCATGGCTAACTTTTGATAATCCACAAACAGCTCGTAATTGGTCAGTCCACCCACACGGCCTGCTGTCAACATGTATGTGTTCAAGTAACCTGATGCAAATGGCTCGAACTGGCTGGCAGTTGTTCCAGTCACACTGCCAATACCGCGGCGATGTATGACTTTGACTGTCTGGATTTCTGGGGGCAGGATGTATTCCTGTGTCTCAGGCAACAGGTCCAGGAACGCATAGCTCTCCTCTGTACTGTTGCTGGCACGTTGGCGATATTTGACCAGGGCTTGCTTGATGGCCATTTCGTAGTGTTCTTGTTCCAGTTCCACATCCACGATACCGTCGCCCAGACGCATACGGATATAATCCGTGATTTCAGCACGTTTAAGGTCCGAAGTGGACATGGAATTGGGGTCAAATGCAATCTGCCCTGGTCCTGTGCCTGTTATGGTATTGAACAGACTCTTGGCAGGCATACTGCCTCGTGCAGAGAGATTGCCTGTAATTACTGGGGTGGTGGCTGGAATACTGGGCATGAGTTATATCCTTATGCCAATATTTATGTGACTCCACAACTATCATTGCAGATCATCAATCGACCCTCACGAACCTGGCCAATGGCCCAGGTTTTTTCAATCTCATTGAACCATTCGATGCATTCCGCCAATGGGTATTGTAGGGCATTATTTTTAACTTTGTGATCAGCCATGAACTCTTTGAGTTGTCCAATAAAAGTTGCCCCAGTAATTACAGGATCCAGAGTAGTGGGATTATGGCCAACATAACAGCAAGGGTATAACTCGCCAATGGAGTTCATGTAAATTTCACGGGTACGTTTGGATTCACAATTAATACGTGGCTTTGATTGATGTTGTAATAAATAATTCCGATTAAGATCGGCCTGGGTTTTGTTTCTATGGAACACCATTGTTTGGTAATCCTTGGACTGACCGCTGGCCCCAATGGTGTGGGAATAGTCACCAAACCGTGTAAAAACATGACCAGGACCTCGTCCATTGATGATGGTGTAAAAAGTTACAAATCCCATCTGTGTGCTCAATTCTCTGGCCTGTTGGATTTGATGTTGATTGTGATCAAATTTCACAAACTGCCATGTTGCTTTGCCGCCAGCACCAATGAACGTCTTGGCATTCTTCATGATGGTGGTCCAGCTGGTATTTTGGCGGTACAAATGATTGGTATCTTCCAATCCATCAATCGCAAAGGTTACTTCGACACCCAATGCAGCAAGTTCCCTCCAAAAATCACTAGTACGACCACTACCATTGGTGCAGGTCCAGACTCTGATTGTTGGATGTATCTGTCGAAACCAGCGTATGATGTCCAGAACTTCTGGGTTCATAATCATATCACCCAAATTTCCAGATATCAAAAAAGTATTCAATTGCCGTATAAATGATTCAGGAAATATCTGCTGAAATTCCAGAAGTGTGGTATTATGTTCAGGGAACCCAGTGTTGTACTCTGTCCCGCTGTCGTTCCGAATACACCGGGGACACCGGGCATTACAAAAACTACTCATTTCTACATGTAAAATTCGGATGTCAGATAATTGATGCATCTGATATTTAGCAACCTATTCCACTTTGAGCAGTAC